GATAGGGCACTGGTATCCGCCGATGTTGTCATTGTCCATATTTTCTCATTTCTACGTTAAACTTCTTCAAGGAGAATTATGAAGATTTTATTTTTGGATCTTGAAACGTCACCCAACTTGGCTTACGTGTGGGGACTTTGGCAACAGAACGTGGCGATTAACCAAATGGTTAGTTCGACAGAAGTAATCTGTTTTGGTGCCCGCTGGTATGGGCAGCGGAAAGTCCATTTTAGCAGTGTTCACCATGACGGAAAAGAAGCAATGCTTAAGGCTATACATGAGCTTTTAGATGAGGCTGATGCTGTCGTGGGGTGGAATAGTGCCACGTTTGATATGAAACATTTGAAGCGTGAATTTATTGAGAATGACATGTTGCCTCCGTCTCCGACGAAGGATATTGATTTGATGCGTGTGGCGAAGTCGCAGTTTAGGTTTCCGTCTAACAAGTTGGATTATGTGGCTCAAAAGCTTGGTGTGGGGGAGAAGGTGAAGCATTCTGGGTTTGATTTGTGGGTTGGTGCGATGGCGGGGGATGAGAAGGCTTGGCGGGAGATGAAGAAGTATCAGTTGCAGGATGTTAATTTGTTGGTTGATTTGTATGAAAAGCTTCTCCCGTGGATCAAAAACCACCCTATACACCTTTCTGAGGGCCTTACATGTGTTAACTGTGGTTCGGGTCACCTTCAAGCTCGCGGGCTCGCCAGAACGGCGTCTGGGGCTTATCAGAGGTATCAGTGTCAAACTTGTGGCCGTTGGCAACGTGGGTCAAAATCATTAATGACCACTAAAATGAGGCCAGACAATTAGGAGTAAACATGTCAATGACTGGCGGAATGGGCGGCAGCCCGTTTAGAAACGTATCCGATCTGTCGGACAACCCCACAGGTGGGTTTTTACCTGACGAAAACGAAAAACCTTCCGCACAAGTTGTTGACGATTTTCACACTTACAGCGATGTGGATGCCCGATCAGAATCACAACACCACACGTTGGGAGCTAACCCGACACAAGCATCGCCGGGTGACCACACACATGATGGTGGTGATTCTGTTCTTCTGTTAGAAGGTTTTACTATTAGTGGTGAACGTGCATCCGATGCGTGGGCGCAATCAGTGAATGCTATCCTGGTACGTCTCGGAGCTGTCGACAACTCTACTGCACCATAATGCCGACAAAGCAGAAACAACCTACCGCAAGTGAGCTGCTACAGCTCGCTGTAGCGGAACTTGACCAAAGTATCCACAAACCAAACATTCTTAATTATGGTGAAAAGGATTACCCGGAACAGTTACGGTTTCACAAATCGCCAGCTCGTGGCCGTTTCATTTCTGGAGGTAACCGTGGAGGAAAAACCGACGCTGAAGTCGTTGAGTCTGTCTGGTGGGCAACTAATACTCACCCATATCTTCAACGACCGGCTCATTGGGGCAGTGGACCAATACAACTCCGTTTCGTGGTTGTCGATGTAGCTAAAGGTATTGAACAAATTATTCTGCCAAAAATGAAAAGGTGGATTCCTCGTTCGTACCTTATCGACGGTGATTGGACAAAAAGTTGGGACAATACGAACTACATTCTCACGTTCGACAACGGATCCACAATCGACTTTGTGACGTGGGGCATGGACATGATGAAGTTGGGGGGTGTTCCAAGACATGGAATCTTTTTCGATGAGGAACCACCTCAAAACATTTTTAACGAATCGATGATGCGTCTTATTGACTACAACGGTTTTTGGGTAATTGCGGCCACTCCGACGAAAGGTATGGGGTGGACGTTTGATTTATTGTGGGAACCTGCCCAAGAGGGCAAAGTAAAAGACATTGACACGTTTACTTTGTCGGCGAAACAAAACCCGTACATTGAAGCTGATAATGATGACATGAATTTTTACATGATGGGTATGGATAAAGAAGAGAGGGAAATTCGTGAAAAAGGAAGTTTTGTGGCTCGTAGTGGTCTTGTGTTTCCTGATTTTGGTCAAAACATTGAACGTTATTTAGTTGATTTTAATCCGAGCGATGTGCCCCCAACGTGGGCAATTTATGCTTCTGTCGACCACGGTTTAAACAATCCAACAGCGTGGTTGTGGCATGCCGTGTCACCTAAGGGTGACATTGTGACGTTTGCGGAACATTACCAATCAAACATGGTGGTTTTTGAGCATTCGAATGTGGTGAAAGAACGGGAAAAGTCGTGGGGCCGTGATCCGGAAAATGTGGAACGTATGGGTGATCCTGCGATGCGTCAACGTAACGGTGTGACGGGGACAAGTATTATTCAGGAATATGCGTTAAACGGCGTTTATATAAATGTGGAAGGCATCCCACATGACGTCATGGTCGGTATCGAAAAAATGCAAGCTTATTTTCGGGCACGCAACGACAGCCATTGGGGTGTCGGTCGACCCAAATGGGTAATCTCCCGCAATTGTCCAAACTTTATTCGTGAAATGAGGAAACTTCGTTGGGCTGCTTACAGTTCTGACAAAATGTCGTACGAGATGAATAAGCAAGAAGTGGTGCATAAAAAAGACGACCACGCTTTTGACAGTGCCCGCTATTTTGCGACCACACGTCCCGATTTGAAGCCGGATAGCAATGTGTCGGGTACCAAAGATAAACCAACTACGCTAAGCTATGAGGAGATGTGGTCGAAACTGCGTAACGACCCAAACGTGACGTTCGCAGAAGACAACAACACAGGGGACGGTCCTTTGTGGATTACTGGAGTAGATTATGGAGAGTCCTATGACTAGCCGATTTAACCTCGTGCAAGCACCCCCGCGAGAGCCGGGACATTGTTGGATTACAAAAACCTCTGTCGGACCGTTTATTGAGTATCGACTTGAGTGTGAAAGTTATCGACAGGGGACGTTTATACATTTCTGTCGACGCTTTGCGTGAAATGGCTCAAATTGCGGGACTGTTCGACGAAACCGAGCCGAAAGAAGTTGGCCTCCGCAAAAAGCGGTGGTATGAAGAAGGCTATAACGATGCCATGAAGGAGTTAACCAATGAATCTCTTAATCGTCTTGTTGACCACATTGTCAATAATCCTGCTGGCGTTACTGACGGTGCAGCAGTGGTGGCACCAACAGGTCATCTCTCGACTGCTGGAGCAGCAATCCCAAACCCTGAAAACGCAACAGCAGGAATACAACAAGTCGACGAAAATGTTGACGGATTTGAACAGCAAAGCACAAAATCTGTTGTCCTCGAAGGATCCGCTAGCCTTTCAACAAATCCAAACGATGACGGAAACTTCCGACTATAGCGGGTATACTGACTACGACCCCTCAGATGAGGCTGAGGTCGATAGAATTGCCCAGAGAAACCCTAACCTGGCAGCAGGAGAAGACATAGATGGCCGAGAAGCCCGACAACTATTTGCAGAACTCACAGGCGTCGACCCAGAGTTCTACAGTAATTAAGCTTCCTGAAGACGGGTTAAACATTGACAAGTATCGTCAGTCGAAGGAAGCTCAAAGTCTTGTAGCGTGGGTTCAGTCTGAATGGGCGAAGGCGAAAACTGCTCGTAGTCAGAAGCAGTTGCAGTGGTTTAACAACATGTCGATGTTTTATGGGCATCAGTGGGTTGAGCAGACTCGCGGTAATTTCCCTGAAGATTATCGTGAGAAACTGTTTACACCACGTAAGCCGTACTATCACCAACGAAAAACAATTAACCGTGTTCGGTCGTATGTGCGTTGGGAAATGTCGAAAATGTTGTCGTCGTTTCCAACGGCGCAGGCAATTCCTGCGTCAAGTGAGGATGAGGATCAGCGGGCTGCGTTTGCTGCTGAGCAGGCGTGGACGTCGATTAGTGAGGCTAAGAAGCTTCGCTACCACATGTCTCGGGCAGTTTGGTGGACGATTGTTACCGGTAATGGGTTTGTAAAAACTCATTGGGATCCTTACACCAAGGACAAAGTGTCGGGTGAGATGGGTGACATTAAATATGGCAGTGTGACACCTTTTCACCTTTTTGTTCCGGACATTCGAGAACAAGACATTGAAGACCAGCCGTTTGTAATTAACGCTTACACAAAACCTGTCGAATGGGCTCAGCATTATTTTGCTCAAGAGTTGGGGGATATTAAACTTTCTCCATCAACTTCGGCAGCGAACCAAATCATTGACGAAGCTTATTTGAACTTGGGTAACAGCCGCGCTCCCGACAGTGTGATTGTGTATGAGACTTGGTTGAAACCTGGCGCACACAAAATGATGCCAGAAGGTGGCGTCATTATCACTGTCGACGATGTTCTTATCAACGTGTACAAAGACGGTTTCCCCTACGGTCACGGCATGTACCCGTTCACAAAGTTTGAACACATCCCCACTGCAACGTTCTACGCCGACAGCCCCATCGTTGACCTGTCACAATTGCAGAAAGAATACAACGCGCTCCGGTCAGAGATTAGCGAAGCGGGTCGTCGTATGGCGAAACCGCAACTGATCGCACCACAGGGCAGCATTGTTCCATCTAAGCTGACAAACGAGCCTGGTCTGGTGATTCAGTACAAGCC